AAACTATTCTAATCGCCGCCCACCAATACTCCGGCGCCCAAGAAATCATGCAGCGTATTCGTTACGCATATGAAATGTGCCCGATGTGGATGAAGTGCGGTGTCGAAGTCTATAACCAAGGTAACATCGACTTTGAGAACAAGAGTCGCATCGTTGCTCGTGCTACTACTGAAAAGACCGGTCGTGGTATGTCCTTATCCTTACTCTATCTCGACGAGTTCGCATTCGTTAGACCAACAATCGCAAAAGAATTCTGGACTGCTATCTCGCCAACACTAGCAACCGGTGGTAAGTGTATTATTACATCAACACCTAACAGCGATGAAGATCAATTTGCTAGTATCTGGAAAGATGCTAACAACAAAGTAGATGAATTTGGTAATGAAATGAAGTTAGGCAAGAACGGCTTCTCGCCATACTTAGTTACATGGGACAAACATCCCGATCGTGACGAAGCATGGGCACTAGAGGAGCGTAGTAAGATCGGCGAAGAACGATTCCGTCGTGAGATGAACTGTGAGTTCATTATCGACAGCGAGACACTCATCGACTCACTCACTTTAGCCGCAATGTCACCTCGTGACCCAATTGAAAAGACTGGCCAAGTCCGCTGGTTTAAGAAACCACAAAAGAACAACACTTATGTAGTTGCTCTTGATCCTAGTCTAGGTACAGGCGGCGATAATGCCGCCATTCAGATAGTAGAAGCAACAACATTCACACAAGTGGGTGAATGGAAGAACAATAAGACTGTTATTCCTGATCAAATCAGATTACTAGCCGAGATTACTGAGCATATTTATGAATGTACCGGTCAGAGAGACCGTATCTACTACAGTATCGAAAATAATACTATCGGTGAAGCGGCACTAATCTCAATTAACGAGTATGGTGAAGACAACATCATCGGAACTTTCATCTCAGAGCCACAGCGCATGGGACATGTCCGTAAATTCCGTCGTGGATTCAATACAACATCGACAAGCAAGAACACTGCCTGTTCAAAACTGAAATCCTTGATTGAAAGTCGTAGAATGACAATCAACAGCCACTCGTTAGTAACCGAACTCAAGACATTCGTAGCACATCGAGGCTCATACGCTGCGGTAGTGGGTCAAACTGACGACTTAGTATCTGCCATGCTGATTATTGTACGAATGTTATCGGTTATTCAGACATTCGACGCTAAAATATCAGACACATTCACGGATCACAGTGATATGGTAGTACCAATGCCATTCATCATGTCGATGACCTTCTAAATCTCACACCGTTCTCAGTGGCCAAGATAAATACTTGTATCAAATACGAGTAAAAACATGCCCAAATCAGCAGAATCAATCAACGACGACTTAGACACACTACTAGGTAGTCATGGCTTCGAAGTAACCCCTATGGATAGTAGTGGACAAGAAGTTCCTGTGCCGTCAGAAGCAGACATATTTCAATTTCACTTTCACCGAAATGGCGATGATTACGGCACAGTGACCGTAACTATCGATGGCTTACAAAAAATGATCGTGTATTACGATGATCAGGTATCTGGCAGCGGCAGCGGTGATAATGGCGACATCTCTTGGATTGATTTAGTAAAACAACTCAAAAAATTTGCCCTAGGACATCAGCTAGGATTTGAACTAAAAGATACTGATAGATTGAGAACAGATATGAAACGCAGAGAACATACAAAGAAACTTGAAGAATCATGGTCTGGTATTGGATTCGATGTACGCTCTGATAAATTATGGCCTGCTAAGTTATTCGAAAACAAGAATGTGGAACAATCATCTGAATTTGATAAAATTATCGACGAATTCAGAGCAGGAGTAGGTACTCCAAAGCAGGGTGCTAAGTGTATTCTAGCGATGATCATTCGTTCTGCTGACTCTATCGATATTATGTACGGTATTGCTCAATATGTAGATCAAACTAACACTCACTACATTCTAAAAAACTCAACAGGCACACATCAATACAGTAAAAAGAATCAAGTAGTATTCACTAATAAGAATCAACTTAGTCAATTAGAAACATTATTGAGATTGAAATACACTGATATCAGCATTGAAATTGAACAAATGAAAGTTATGGAAACATCAATGACACAACCAACTACACAAAAACAACTACAGGTAGGCGATATCATAGGTATCAGACCAACAGGCGCAAAGATGGTGCCTACAAAAGCAGAAGTCCTATTCGTTGGCAGAAGTGGTGCTAAGATCAAATTATTTAGTCCAAGAATTATTGCCTCTCGTGGTGGTAATGCCGAGATGACTATCTCAACGATCAACGGTAAATACGACATTCAAAACCCATTCGTAGACATTACTCGCCCTCGCCCGCCAGTAGAACCACAGCAAGGTTTAGCAGAAGCAGATGAATGGGAAGAAGATACGGAAAAGCGTGAACGCTTCTTACAATATGCTAAACAGAAGTTAATGGCTACTAAAGGAAATCGTACAGAAATTGCTAATCATCTAAGTGTACAAGATAACAAGTTCTTCGATTCACCCTTTATTAATACAGATACTCAGATCGGCTTAGGAGCAGTGAACATTACCCGTGGCGAGAAGTTCACGAAAGCAATCTCTCAAATCATGGAATATATCCGTAGTGGTAAAGGTCAAGCTGAGATCGAGGCAACATACGCGGCGCTATGGTTACAGCCAGAAGGTAAGAAATTTATCAAGCGCGTGCACGATGACTTAGTTAGTATGAAAGACGATACAGTTGAAGCAAGACAAAAACATGCGATTGCCCTCAGCGGATATCAAATACAACATTTAGGTGGTAAAGTTCGTGGCTCATACAAGGGTGAACACTCTACTGATCCTAAAGACAGAATGACACGAGAAGTTGCTGATATTTATGATGTTGCTGAAATGGAGATTGGAAGAATCTTGAACATCGAATTAGATGAAAGAGAACGAGCACGAGAAATGGCGATATGGGATGCTCTACCGATGCCAATGAAAGTATCTATTGCTGCTGCGGCAGGTACTACTCCAGAAGGATTCAAAGCTGGCATGTTCGGTCGTGATGACGCAGAACGAATCGGCGGTTACTTAAAAGGTCAACAACAATATCAGCGTCCAGGCCGCCCAAACGCACAACAACATGGTAATGAAGATGATAATATTGACTTCGGTAACGATGACGATGAAGATGAAGAACAACAAAAACTAAACGAAGGCTACTATGGTAACAAGAAGATGAGTTACAATGATGATACTCCTAGAGTAAAGATGGTCATCAAGCACAACAAGCAACTTGAAGAGACTGATCAACGCTTCCGTCATATCGAGCGTATCTTCTTAGAGACAAGCGACGGTGAACGCTTCCAAGCACCTACTAACAAACCTAGTCGTGCTCGAATGTTCGCTCGTCATATCGCTGAAGGCGGCGCATACAGAGACGAACGCTGGTCACACTTACAAGAAATCTGCGAAGACTTAGATGCTCTAGGCGGCTTCGTTCGAGCAACCGCTCGCGGCCGCGAACAGTTCAATGAAAGTGCTCAACGCATGATCAGTGAAGCAAACGAAAAGTATCAGCAACTACGAGAGACAGTCAAGCAACTATCAAGCGGCCGCGGATACAACAAATACTTTGAGAGTTATCAACCTGCTCTCATCACTGAAACAGACGACACTCTAAGTGAAGTATTCAAGCAGAGTACAATCGACACACGAATTGAATCGGCACTGCCAGTTCTGAGTAAGTTCGGCATCAAGCATGTCGCTATTGCTGAAACTTCTATGTTCGAAAACTGGGCAGATAGTATTCTAGACGAAGCACTTGACCCAATGACTGACGCGCAAGAAAAAGCACTATTACAATTACTCAATGATACTGAACTAAAAGTAGGTCCTAATGGCGAAGTGGCAATTGCAGCATTAGATGATATTATTGCTAATGATGAACTCAGCGATGAGTTACGAGCCGCCGCCAAACAAGACAGTAATAATGACGCTGTTGCTGTTATCAAAAGTTGGATGGAGCGTCAACACGATCCACGATATGATGCTATCTTGGATAAGTATGAAAATGAAGAAGCGCCAGATCCTACTAAAGATAGTGAGAACAAAGAGCCAGCAAAAGTCAAGCCTCGACCAGAGAAAAAATTGTCACCTTCGACTCAAACAGCGCCCGCCGGTGATTTAGGTGCTCTACCGCCTCTACCATCACTACCTCCGCTTGCCGAAGATAGCGACTTTGTAAGAATGTTAAAACTAAGCGGTATCTAAACATGAGTAAAATACTAGTAGAGGGCGGTAATGTATTCAAAGCGCCAGGCTGGACAAAAGAAAACCCAGTCATGCTTACTGATCGCATCAATAGAAGTGAAATAGCGCCAACAGTAGAACACATTGAAGCATTGCTGAGTATCGATATTGCTGATAATCTACTAGGTAGTACTGGTATCGCCGAATCAAGTGGTGACATTGATGTTGCTATCGATGCTAACACTACTAGTAAAGACGAATTTGTAGAACACTTATTAGAAGCAGGCGTTAACCCTGATCACATCGTAAAAACAGGTGACTCAGTTCACTACATGAGTCCGATCTACTCACCAGACAGCGAACCTACGGACAGATTCGTTCAAGTAGACTTTATGTTCGTGCCTAGCGTAGAGTTCGTCAAGTGGTCTATGCGTACAGCGCCGGAGAGTACTTACAAGGGTAAGTATCTTCAACAACTTCGTGCTGACCTAACTAATACAGTCGCGCCAAAAGACGCAAGTGGTAAATCTTTATGGAAGTGGAATCACTTTAGCGGTGTACTAAATCGTAGCGATAACTCGCCAGTATTCGGTAAGTTCGATCCTGATGCTATTGCTAAGGGCCTATTAGGACTATCTGCTACTCGACATGATTTAGAGAGCGTTGAAGGCATTATGCGTCTACTTAAAGATAACAAACGCCGCCGCGAAGTCATCGATACCTATCGACAAACTCTTGCTCGTGATCAAAAAGGCACACAACTACCACCAGATGAAGAACTTGACCGTGATTATCTAGAAGAAGACACTGCTACTGAGCGCGAGAAACTACGACAACTGCGAGATGAGTTCAAGAAAAAAGCAGATGAACAAAATCGTAAAGCAAAAGTAGTTGACAATCTTGAGAAGATGAATCAGACTCAACAAGTCAACGAACTAAAAGTCGGTGACGCCACTAAGCGCCTAATGAAGCAACAAAATCAAGACAAGAAACAATCAAGTGTTGGTAGAGAGTTCCAACACATCGAAGACCTTGTCTACATCGAAGGCATTGCGGGTGTTAACAGAGCACTGCTACGCTTAGCGCAAATCGCTAGAAACAGTAAGCCTCTAGAAGTAAAGTGGGACGGATCACCAGCAATCATATTTGGTCGTGACGAGAACGGTACATTCCACTTCGGTGACAAGTATGCTAAGCAGATGCTAACTAATCCTCGTGAAGTGTACGAGTATTACACTCGTACAAGTAAAACAGAAGCAAGACAGCAATTTGCTCTTGAGATGGCACAACTATGTCCTATCTACGCCGCCGCAACACCTAAGAACTTTAGAGGTTTCATTGAAGCGGGATTGATGTACAAAACTACACCGCCCACTAATGACCAGGGTGAATACTACTTCACGCCAAACACGGTAACATACTTTGTTGATAGCAAGAGTGACTTAGGTCAGCGCATCGGCAACTCAATCTCAGGCGCTGCAGCTACTGGCACATTCAATGCTTTACCGGAACTTGGCGGTCAACGATCACCAGTTGGTGATACTTACAAACAAATCACAGGCAATCAAGTTGTAATCATCCCACCTAAGTTCACTGATACAACTACTAATGTTGATGTTGAAAAGTTACGCACTATTAGTAAGTTCGCGGCGTCTGTAGCGCAATCACTAGAAGCATTTATTGCTCCAGAACAAGGTCTTGCTGATATTCGTAACATCATCTACACATACATTAACAGTCAAGTAGACAATCATGAGTCACTAAACAACTTAGGTGCCAACTTCGTTGACTGGATTCAAAACAGCGGCAAAGTCAGCGTTCCTAAGCAAGAAAAGATTATCAACAGAATCAAAACAAATCAACGAGGTGCTAATGCGGTGTTCAAACTCGTACAAGCAATCATGCATATCAAGGACAACATCATTCACTCGAAAGAAAGTGAAACACTAGGCAGTTTGGGTATTCGTGCTCAAATGAAAACAGGCGAACATGGCGGCGAAGGATTCGTACATGACCCCGAAGGCGGTGTAGGCCCGACAAAACTAGTCAATCGTGGTACATTCACTCGTGCTAACAGATTGCGTGAATCACAAGAAGAACAAGGCCCGATAGCAGTAGTTGGTTGGGGCAGGGGTATGGGACACAAAGGACATATGTACTTAGCTCAATCAGTAATTGAATACGCTGACCGAATAGACGGTACACCTTTCTTCTTCGTAAGTGAAACTGTTGGTGCGGATGACCCTCTACCACCAAAAGTTAAATTAAAAATCTATCAACAAGTATTCCCTCAACAGAGCAATATTTTTAGTACAGCGCACACGATCATTCCTGCTATTGATGCCGTTCATGATCAAGGATTCACTAGATTAGTATTCATAGTGGGCGAAGATCAAAAGAATTCATTCAAGTTCTTAGCATCACAGAGTAAGAAGACCGGCAACTGGAATACAAAATTCGGACCTAATGTTACCGTAATGAGTAGACAGGAAACTGATACCCAATCATCAAATCTCGAAGGACCTCGTGCTACTCCTATGCGTGATATTCTAAGAGATCCAAACGCAACAACGAAACAAAAGTTCGCCTTCTGGCGCGATGCTATGCCTGATGCTCTTTCTGACCGTCAAGTGATGACCGTAATGAAAATGGCAGCCCACAACATGGGTGTATCGATAGAGTAAATCATGGAACGCTGTGTAAAACTTGATTGGGATATCGATCTCTCAAAGTATGCAGACGCTCTTATTAATCGTCCTAGTGAAACAGGACCTAAGTCAAACCCAATAGAAAGAGAATTACTGTTAGAAATTGTTCCAGAAATAAAAGAACTGGACGATGTACTAGCAACTAAGGGTATTGGAATAGCATTCTCTTCGGTAATGTCAATCGAAGCAGGGACATTTGGTGTACTTCATGTAGATTGGAAACAAGACAATCAAATTCACGACTTTAAACTCAATATTCCAATAGTCAACGGCTCTAAGATGAAAACTCGTTGGTATAATCTTACGGGATTACCATACGACACGGTAGATTGGGCATTCGACAGAAGTAATCTATGCGCTGGTGATCTATGGTTCTTATCACATCAGGAACTACTAGTGGAACATCATTGTGTAGAGACACTCGAACTAGATGGTCCATACTTATTTAATAGCGGTATACCACACAATGTAGATGGCAGACACTCATTAGATACTCGTTCGATATTGGGAATGAACATAGTCGATATTGAACATGAACGATTCTTAACATGGAACGAGCGCCAACTAGTAATCGATTCGGTAAACGAACTCAAACAAATACATCCAAAATAGTAGCATTCTTTACGAAACCTGCTACACTAAGTAATGTACCGATGAATGAACTTCATTAGTAATCACAGAATCAAACAGCAATTGGACGAATCAGTGATTGACAACAAGACGAGTACACTGTACAATATCTTCAAGTCACCGTCATAAACCTTATGACTACTACACTTAAACTTAGTTTATCAGACACTTAAAACTCGAAAGGAAATACAAATGTCTTTAGCAGCAATCCGCGCCAAATTGGCCGCACAAGAAAACCGTGGTCAATCCACACAACAACAATCTGGTGGTGACAACACCATCTACCCACACTGGAACATGGACGACAATGCGAACGCATTGGTACGCTTCTTGCCAGATGGCGACAAATCCAACTCATTCTTCTGGGTTGAGCGTAATATGATCAAACTGCCATTCACTGGTGTCAAGGGTCAAAATGATTCCAAAGAATACATTGTACAAGTACCATGTGTTGAAATGTACGGCGATGCTTGCCCTGTCCTAGCAGAAGTCCGCACTTGGTACAAAGATGAATCCCTCAAGGAAATGGCTAACAAATACTGGAAGAAGCGTACATACTTGTTTCAGGGTTTCGTTCGTCAATCACCAATGAACGAAGAAAAAATGCCCGAGAATCCAATTCGTCGTTTCATTATCTCTCCACAAATCTTTGCAGTTATCAAGTCCTCATTAATGGATCCAGAGATCGAAGAAATGCCAACAGACGCTCTTCGTGGTCTTGACTTCAAAATCGTAAAAGGTCAAAAAGGCGGCTGGGCTGATTATTCAACTTCAGGTTGGGCTCGTAAAGAATCTGCGTTGACAGAAGCAGAACAAGCGGCAATCGATCAATACGGTTTGTTCGACTTGAAAGAATTCTTGCCTAAGAAGCCAAGCGAAAGCGAACTCAAAATTATCAAAGAAATGTTTGAAGCGTCAGTTGACGGTCGACCATATGATGCTGAAAAGTGGGGAGCTTACTACAAGCCTTGGGGTCTAGACACTGGCACTTCAACTAAAGCCAGTGACGAAGAGCAAGCAGCCGCACCCGCACCCCGCACTCAGGCACCAGTTACTCAACCAGCGCCAGTTCCAGTTTCCGAAGCCCAACCATGGGAAGAGGATGCTCGTGAAGCAGCCGAATCTATTGTTGTTCCTACTAAGCCAGCCGCTACCAGCGACAAGGCAAACGACATTTTGGCGATGATCAGAAATAGGCAGAAAACTGCTTAATCAGTAGTACATACAGATAGCGCCTTCGGGCGCTATCTCGTATAAGGAGACTCTATGACCCTACCAGATGAAAGATATCGTGCTCTCAAGCAAGGTAAAAAACTATTAGAGGAACTATGTGATCCAGGCAAAACACCGCGTGTACCTTCAATAGTGCGTGACCGCGCTCGTGGTGTATTGCGACACTATCCTAACGATTACGAATTAGAAGAATTGGCTCGTAATAGTCCCAACTTACTTGACACAGAAGCGTTCTCTGTGTACAATACAAAGCTACTAACAATACCTAAAGGATAATGATGAATAAAGACAGTCTTATTGCCGCCGGTAAACTATCATTAGTTGAAGTAAAAACTAATGAAGTAAAGCCTGGTAAATGGTTGTATGAACAATCAAAAAATCAATTCAAAGTATTCAAAGACGACAATGAATTGGATACATATTTAAAGGAACAAAATCATGGCAAAACCATTTGATCTTTCTAAATTCCGGAAAGATATTACAAAATCTATTGAAGGTCTATCAATCGGCTTTCACGACCCAACTGACTGGGTATCAACCGGTAACTACGCACTCAACTACTTAATCAGTGGTGACTTTAAGAAAGGCGTACCGCTGGGCAAGGTCACTGTATTTGCCGGTGAATCTGGATCTGGCAAATCATACATCTGTAGTGGTAACTTAGTAAAGAACGCACAAGAGCAGGGAATCTATGTTGTACTAATCGACAGCGAGAACGCACTTGACGAAAGCTGGCTACACGCACTGGGTGTACAGACAAGTGACGACAAACTACTAAAACTAAACATGGCCATGATTGACGATGTTGCTAAAACAATATCGACTTTTATGAAAGACTACAAAGCAATGCCAGAAGACGAGCGTCCGAAAGTCTTATTCGTGGTTGACTCACTAGGCATGCTAATGTCGCCGACAGAAGTAAATCAGTTTGATGCTGGTGACATGAAGGGGGACATGGGCAGGAAGGCCAAAGCACTCAAAGCGCTAGTCACAAACTGCGTCAATATGTTCGGTAGTTGTAACGTTGGCCTAGTTGCCACAAATCACACTTATGCTTCACAAGACCCATACAATCCAGATCCTAACGTTAGTGGCGGTCAAGGCTTTGTTTATGCTA